TCGTCAGCGAGATCGGGACGGTCTGGTCGTAGAGGTTCTGGAGCTGCAACGCTTGGCCGTCCGTCACGGTAAACCGCTGTGGGAGCCGCGCATTGACCGTATTGCCGACTTTCGCACCGGCAATTTCATACTGATCGTCGTAGGTCCGGTTGACGTTCGCAAGAAACACGAGCTTGTTTAGAAAGCCCCGTGCAACCTCTTTCGTCGTCCAGGACGGAGTAGCAAGAGTATTTGCCATGAACCGATCCTTTTCAGTCTCTCCCGAGACTACAGACGCCCATGCTTCCGATCCGAGGCATTCATGCGACGAAAATGCTCATCAAAGGACATATCATCGCTTACGGTGTCGGTCGCGGGCGTATAAGGCGAACTCCCCAGCGGCTTGATGGGGGGTTTCGCATGACTGACAATTGGCGCGGAGCCGCGTGTGGTAGAAGCCGCGCCCAATCGTTCTTCGAGTTTGCCCATTTCTCGGTACACTTCAACCGGGTGCAGCGTGGACAGCCGCTGAGATTCGCCTTGATTGTCTGAGAGATATTGCAAGAGTTTAGTGCCGACAGGGCTTTCCCGTGCTAGATGCTGCATCGGCATCGACATCGGCGTATTCGCATCGAGCCGATCGTCAAAGGTTGGGTCAGCCTCACGCGCTGCTTGCAGTCGTCCTTGCCATCCAGATTCTCGGACACGTTCAGCTTCTTGTTCAGCGGCACGCGAGGCTTCATGGGCAGCGAACGTCGCATGTTCCCTGGAACGAACGTCCGTCACGAAAGCGGCTTGCGCCATCGTGTAATCTTCATATTCCTCGAACTGCTGAACCTTAGGGGCGCCAGGCATTGTCTTGTACCGGAGCCAGTCTGGATCTGTCGTAGCCTTAGTGGTCTCTGGGGCCGGCTGGGCCCGTGCGTTTATCTCTGCGAGTCGGTCCTCAGCCTCCACTGCTCGACGTTCGGCTTCCCGCTGCTTGCCCACGGCGACCTGTACGGCAGAGGTCGCATCTTTCCTCCGACGTTGTTGTGTTGTTTTCTTAGATTCGGCCTCTACGGGCTCGGACTGATCAAATAGATCTGGCGTCTCGATGGACGCCTCGGCCTGAACTGGCGCATCGACTGCCTCATGTGCCGGATCACTCGTCTCGGTCTCAGGCGAGTCGATATTAGATAAGTCTAACGACGACTGGATCTGCTCAGACGTTTCGTGGCTTGAGTCAATCGTAATGTCGCCGGCACTGGCTGATGGCATAAAGGGTTCTCACGCTGACGGTGTGAAGTTTCGCATATTAGCGCGTCTCATGCAATTACGCCGTGGAGGCCCCGCGCCGTAGTTGTGGATATTTACGATAGACGCCCTGTCGAATCCCCGATGGATTTGGCGCATTATGTGCCAATTGCAATGCGCTGCGTCCACGCGCGAGCGTATTGATGGGGTAACTCCCAGCCGGCGAATCCCCATCGGGGCCAGCGAAGGACGTAACTCCTGGATATTTCCCGACATTCGAGCCACCAGCGCGTTTGCGGGCCGCCCGAATGTGGGGATTCAGCATATCTCCCAACCGTCCCACCTGCTTAGACTGCATCTGGTCCCTTTGTCGCCTGTGTCAGCGCGGCATCGAGTGTTTTCATGTCTCGATCATGCGCCTGATCCTCAACGGCCAAGTCCTCATTGCGTTCAGCCTCGAATACGGCCTTGGCTTCACTGCCCTTGATCTTCATGGCCGCAATTTCCAGATCCGTCTGATTCTTCATACGCTCGAGCTCGACGCGCATCGCGGCATTGGCCTGTTCCCGCGCGGTAATTGCCTGTTGCTTCACCGCATCGGTCTCAATCTCCCGCGTTTTCTCATCCAGCGCTTTCGTGAGCTGCTCCAGCGCCTGACCCTGCTCCTGTAGTTGTCCCTGGAGTTGCGTTACTTGCTGCTCCGTATCGTTCTCTTGCAATGGCGGAGGCAAGAGCTTCTTAATACGAGCCGCGGCTTCATTGTGCCCAGGGAAATCCCTGAATTTCAGATACAGATCACCCAAAATTGGAAAGAGGGAGGGATTTGACTGAAAGAGCTGGCCCATTTCATCAGCCCCTTCTTGCGTGCGTGACTTATAGCTACGCCCGACAGTCACGACGACCCCATATCGACCCTTGGCTAAGTTGTAATTCAAGACCTTCGGCGGCGCAGGGCCGCCTGGCATGGGACCGCCCGGCATGGGACCGCCTGGCATGGGACCGCCTGGCATGGGACCGCCTGGCATGGGACCGCCTGGCATGGGACCGCCTGGCATGGGACCGCCTGGCATGGGACCGCCCGGTGGTGGTGGTGGAGGGACGCCCGCGCCAGCCATGCCGGGGCCCATCCCTGGTATGGTCAATGCCTGTGGAGCTGCCCCAGGAGCTCGCATCGGCATCATAGGGGCCGCACCGGATGACACACGGCGCGGACGTCTTCCCTGGATACCCTCTTCGAAGGGCGTATTTAACATAATCGTGCGTGACTCATCTTCGAGGTCAAGAATACGCGCGACACGACCGGGGCGATCGTAGATATGCGGGATGAGGTCAAGAATGACCTTCGCCTCATAGGTCAAACTGATTTCCGCGAGATTATCAAGGAAATGGCTGCTTCCTTGGTCATATTGCTGCTGGAGCGCCATGACGGCTTTACCACTGCGGGCGCTCGATGACTGCTCCCCGAGCGCGCTTTCATACGCCCCCGTGCCCTGATGGATAAATTCTCGCGCCTGTTGCAAGAGCACCATTGACGGCCCCAGCCGGGAGGTATCGACCTGCGTGCGCTGCGGTGGCGGGGCCGGGGTGCCATTCAGACTCACGTTCCGATAGCGCAAATAGGGGAAATTGCGGATATTCGCGAGCTGCCACTCCTGCTCGTGTCCCTCTTCCTGGCCTTCCACCATTGTGTAGGGTGCCTTGGTTTCTAGCGCGGCCAGCTCGACCGCTGAACTCGCAGAGTAGTTCAGGAGTCGGACGGCATCCTTGTTCGGCTCAATAATGCCTACCCACCGTCGTTGCTGTTCAAAGGGAATCAATTCGCGCCCGACCACGGGAATAATAGGAATATAGCGACCGTCTTGCGCTTGGGCCGGCTCGAGTTCCTCAATGGCGTTGATCACACTCCACCAGAGCGTCGGGACCTGCTCCTCTACGGAACGCCCTTCATCGCCTTCGCGTGGCGCACGCCCCTCGGGGATCTCGTCATCAAAGGCATCGGTGCCATCATCGAGTAAAACACGGGTTCGTGGCTGATATTCGATGCGGTAATACTCCGCCACGCGCACGGCGCGACCGGCCGACTCCAGGTCGCCGCTCATCCACTGCGGGGTCTCAACGCCGACAATGGCGAGTTGTTCGTCTTCATTAAGCGCAGCCATTTTGCTCTTAGGAAAGCGCCGAATATACGTGTCCCAAGGCATATCTTGAATCAAGAAGGCCCACTGTCCGTCCGACCAGTCGGATTCCTGCGCAAAGGGGTCCAAGACCACGCTCCCTTGCTGGAGGATGCGCTTGATCATAATTTTCTGGTCAAATGGCGACCCCCCGTCAGGGTCAGGCTCGGCCAGAACACGATAAAACCCGCGGCCCGCCTTTACTGCACGCTCAAAGGCCCAACTTCGCGCCAATCCTGCGCGTGATTCCACCTCAATCCGCCGATATAGTCCCTGGATGATCTCAGCGGTCTCGTCGTCGGCTTCCTCAGAAATCGGATGGATCTTGATGCCTAAATGGGCCGCCTTTTCGGCGTTCAGTGTCATCTGGATCGGCTGATCGAGCGTCGGAATTGAGAGCATCGGCCGCTGCGGAATGGCCACTCCGCCCACGATCTGTGGCTTTCGTTGCTCTTTGACATCCTTCGGCCACGCCATTTCTGGCACTTGGAAGCGCAAGGCGTCTTCTTCGCGCATTCGTTGATCGCCGTCCGCACTCACGCCGAGTCGGAATCGATCGAGCGCTTGCTCCATGTCTGTGGGCATCCGATCTCCTGTTTCCGTTACGCCGACATCCAGTCGGCATCCGATGCGCTCTGAAAGCGATGGGGAGGCGCCGCGCGCGGTTCCACGCGCATGAGCCCGCGACCGGACATGACGAGATAGCGCGTCGCGTCCATCAAATGATCACTGCGTTTGACGATTTTCCCCTGTTCGTCTCGATGATACCGCCGAAATTCCGCGCGCCAGTTCTGTAAGTGCTCCTGCACCTTCAATCGACCTGACACCAAGAGATTCCACGTCTCCATCAGGCCTGCTTCGACGGCATTGATCGCCGGATCAAGCCGGAGGCCCAGACGCCCGTAAATATCAATCAATGCGCGCCCGTCCACTTGATTGCTGCCCGCCGACGCGGGGTCAATCACGCCCCGCACCCATGCCCCGCGCGCCAAAATGGCCGCCGCATGACTCGCGGGCTCCCCGTGGCCCATGTAATGCTCATCGTACAGGACAATTTGTCCATTCCCAGGATTCTGCGCGCCCCAAATGACTGCGGTCTTGTTCCAGCCCACATCGAGCGCGTAGACCCGTGGCCAATTCTCAGGAATAGGCGCCGTCGGCACCAGACACTCACGTTCCGCCATCGGATAAATCGCGCCAGAGCCCAGCGCCGGCTCTCCCGCGGTCCTCGCGGCCAACTGATACGGTGGCGTCGTGGCCCGCATCGCGTCCTGCATCGACGGGTCTAAATGTGGGACATCTTGCCAGCCGGCCTGGATATACCCCTTGACCCCCTTCGCCTCGTCTGTCTCTGGCTCCAGAAACCCCTTCACCACCTCCGACATGCCCTGCAACGGCGTAAAGGTCGTGAACACGATCCCCTTCGTGGTGAGCGTGCGATACAGCATTTCCGTATAGCAATCCGCTGGCGGTTCCTCGTCACACCAAATGACGTGTTTCGCCGTGCCCTCAAAACTCTGTCGCCCCTGTTCGTAGGTTTTGAGCCCCAATAGACTCTCGCCGCCACTGATGTGCCGGACCACCGCGCCCTCCAGCGCCCCCGGTAATCCTCGTGACGGAATCGTGCGCACAATTAAATGCGCCGGAATCATGCCTGACCCCAATTTCGAGACCGACCCTAAGAGCTTGTGCTGCACAATGTCCCGCGTCGTCTGTGAATTCGTCCCCACACACCACGCCTCAATCGGCCCCTCGCACCGATAGCCCTCCCACCAGCTCGGATACCGCCCCGTGAGATGCAACGTCGTTTCATACGCGCCCGCTTCCGACTTCCCGACCCGATTCGCCGCCATAAACAGCCGCTGGGATACCGTCTTTCCCAATGCGAAAAAGTCCAATTGCTTCGGATACTTCTCGCGCGCTAATGGTCCCGTGTCAGGGAAATAGATGGCGAGCTTCGAACTCGCTCGACGCTCCGCCTCCGCCTGTAAGGCGACCAGGCGCGCCGTTTCCGCACTCGTCAGAATACTAGACACGTGTTGCCGCGACAGTATAGCGCACTTCAGCCCTCTCAGGGACTCGCCGTCTCTTGACTTTTTTTCCGCGGGAGAGACGGGGGTTTATTATTTATTTGGTAAACCCTTGGGCCTTTCGATAAATCTCAGGGCTCCGGAAAATCCGAGAATCTCGATTTACCTGGTCGGAGCTCACCTGGTCGGAGCTCACCTGGTCGGAGCTCACCTGGTCGGAGCTCACCTGGTCGGAGCTCACCTGGTCGGAGCTCACCTGGTCGGAGCTCACCTGGTCGGCAGCACCCACCCCAAGATTAGGAACCTACACCGCTTTCGTGGTAGCATCCCACATCGCAATACTGCGACAGCTGCAGAGGTAAATCATGGAACAAGATCGGATTGTATATGGGAGCGACGGCAACGCCAGCGCCTTCATTGGCCCGGCGGCCGTATCGGTCTACGCAATGGCCGTCATCGCCAGCGGGCTCACGCTGTATGCGAAAACTGGACTACGCATGAGCCGGCACCAGGGACCGGGCGTGATGATGAAAGCCGGCCGGCGGTATCTGGACGCTGAGACGTCCGGCCTAATCAAAGCTCGAGATTACCACGGCATGTCGGCCGCGCTTCGAGTTCGCGTGCAAGCAGAGAAGGCGCGGATCGGATACGCAGCTGAGCCCGACCCAGGATTCGAAGCAGTGGCCGCTTGCCGATCTACATCGACCCAGGTCAGCCCGAAAGGAACCCAAGCATGAGCCCAACCCAGAGACCGAGCCCGAATGGGCCGACCACCGAACAGCTCCTCGAGGCTCTCGAGGACGACGACAACTCCGGCTTCTGCCTGGCCTGTGGCGAGCAGGCCTACGGGGTCGAGCCGGACGCGCGCCGCTATGAATGTGAGGAGTGCGGCGCGCGGAAGGTGTACGGCGCCGAGGAGTGTCTGATCATGTGCGGATAGCCCGAGCCCGCACGCTGTAACCTTCTAGGCCCGCCTGTGCGGGCCTTTTTTCTTGCCCCCGGCAACCACCAGGGCCACCACCTAACCGGCCCCTGGTGCGCCTCCTGTGGCCTCCAAGCGGCCAGTAGGGCCACGAGTAGGCTCCGCCGCCGCCGTCAGGACCGGATTAAGTCCCTTTAACCGCTTCGGGCGCATCCCACAGCGCCTCCAGATCGCCCACGGCCGGGACCGGGACCGGGACCGGGACCGGGACCGGGGCCTGGGCCCCGGGCGCAGCTTCGGCTGGAGCTCCGGCCTCGACCAGGCCCGCAGCGGCCAGGCGCGCGGCCAGGCGCGCGCGCTCGTCAGCTGTCACCTGAGCACCAGCATCGAGCCGGCAGCGTGGGCAGGTGCAAGGCCCGGCGTGGCGCAGCAGATGCGCCAGGTGCGCCCGGTATAAGTGGCCCAGCGCGAGCTCGTCACTAGTGAGCGAGTCTGGCGGCCAGACCGTGATGCCACCGGTAGCGTGTAGCTGCACGCAGCACTCGCGGCGCTCGAGGTCCAAAAGTAGCGCCAGGGCCGCGACTGGGACCAGTGCGCCGAAGAGCTCAACGTAGCCATCCACGACAGGGAGCTTGGTGGTCATCTTCGTTACCCTCTTGTCTTTTCTCGTGACACCCTCTCTATTACATAGAGAGAGGGTATGTCGGTCAGTATCCGCCCGTCATAGTGTCCGGGTTCGAATAGTCAAAAGTAGGCCCAAAAACGACCGTTTTCTGATCGTGCCGACGATACGTCCGACCTATACTGACGGATCGTCGGCCTCCCGTGTCGGTATCATCTTTTGGCGTTTTCAGGCCTATTTTCAGCAATCGTCAAGAAACGCGCGGCCGGCGCCCGCGTGTTGTCGGCATGTTGTCGGCATGCTGTCGGGGTCGGCCGCCGAGCTTTCCGTTGCGCCGGGCCGCTTGAGCTTTACGTGGCGATGCGCGTTGGCCACGTCCGGCCAGGCCGCCGAGCCGGCCGAGCGCGACCGCGTGCGGGTTTTTGTCAGTCATGGGAGCGGCGCCCAGAATCCAGCGGCGCCCAGTAAGACATAGACGATCGGCACGCCGAGCGCGAACAGCACGAGCGCCTCGATCAGCCAGGCCTTCATTCCTGCACCCCGGCCTGGACGGGCAGCCAGCGATACTCTGATATCGTGTACGGCTCCCTGTGCTCTGGCACGATTCGCCGGCAGCGGTTCTCGATCACCATCCCGTGCTGGCGTCGGCATTCGCTGACCCGCGTGCGCCAAGCGTCCCGGCCGCCGACCCGCGCCAGATCGGTCGAGGGGACGTAAGTGAAGGGCCGCGCGAGGAAATACGCCCGGACCCGTTCCGTGAGGGACAGTCGCGTCGTGGTAAACGATATAGGCATATCGCGAAGATTAGCATGGCGGTCTGGGTTCCGTCAAATCGCCCCCGTTAGGGGCGGCCGGCGACAGCGGCGGCGTGGGTGGAGGCGTGGCTGGAGGCGGCAGCGGCGGCGAGCGCGGCGTCGCGGGCGGCCATGGCGGCACGATAGGCGGCTTCGTAGGCGGCGTCGTAGGCGGCGTCGTAGGCGGCGTCGGCGGCGATGCGGGCCGCGCGGTCGGCGGCGATGCGGGCCGTGCGGCAGGCGGCGTCGGTCGGTGCTTGTGTCTGTGTCATGGTCGTTCCCCCATCGCTCTATTGCGATGTAGGCACCTTAACATAAAACGCTCTGGGTTCATAATCCCCACCCATAGGCCCACCCTCGGAAGCCTGTATCGGTCTGGGTTTGACCTCTCCGCGGGATTCTGGTACAGTCCACCAATCGCAATATAGCGATACTCGAGGGGAGAGCGCATGACAACCGCGACAGCACACATTATCCGGCTCGCCGGCGGCCATGAAATACAGATGAGCTACGGCGTCCCCGTGGCCGCGTTGATTAGGGGCACGGGGCTCGTAAAGGACGCCAGGAGGTATTCAGTCACCACGTCGCGCCACGCAAACCGGTTTATCGCCGGCCGTGAACATGAAGTGGTCGAGCACGACGCATTCATGCGCCTGGTCGCGCCCGTCGTGAGCGCCACGTAACCAATCCAGAAGGGACACCATGCCACACAGCAACACAGCCGCCGCCCTTGCCGACGCCCTCAGCGCGGCCTACGGGGTCACTGCTCCGCTCGAGGGTGGACGAGTGGACACCACGCCGACGCCCTACGAAGCCTTCGCGAATCTCTACCGCGCCACGTTTGCCGCAATGATGAGCTACTCGCTCACACAGGCCGGCTCGGACATCTACTGCGAAAAACTGGCGGCGCTCTCCGACGCACACCCTACGTGGGCGGAACTCGTTGAAGAAGATGACGCCTATGCACACCGTACTCGTCGGCGTCAGCTATCCCGCACCGATCTGAAGGGGACCCCATGAACCAGCAAGAAGCCATCCAGCGACTGTGTAGCCTGGTCTCCCATGTCGGGCGTACTGTGTACAAGAACGAGCATCCATTTGACTGTTTCTGTGTGGGCATACTGTCTCCCGCGCGGCCGGAAATCAGCGAGCCAGTGATCGCATTCATCGAGGAGGCCGTGTATGCACAACAGCGAGAGAGTAAGCACTAGACACCAGAACAGGGATAACGCGGACCCGACCACGCAGACCACCCTGCACATTCAATCGCTCGGCGGCGCCTGTGAGGTCTTCACCTTCCGCTCGTGGACGGCGCGCGCGCTCTTCGTCGCCGGGATGGTCGAGGAGCTCGGCACACTCACGCCCAGGTATGCCACGACACACAAGCCGACAGGCACTAACGCCTACGTGCTCGCCGTTTCGCACGGTGCCGGGGAGCCGCTATGAGCGACCGTGACACATGGGCAGAGGCGTACGCCAGCGCGAGTCAGTCCTACAGCCCCGGCACGTACATTCAGCCCCACGCGGACACCTGGCCGACGGTCCAACGCGGCCCTGGTCGGGTCTTGGTCGAGCGCGAGCAGTTGTGGGAGCTCCAAGCCATCGCGCTCCTGGCCGACGACCTGCTGTATGCCCTGGACGCGCTGATGCGCACTACGGGAGGAGTCGCGACGAGTACGCAGGCAGACGCCCCGAATGCGTGCGTGCGTACGTGGTCGGACTTGGCCGAGGGCGGCAGTGATGAGTGTCTGTACCTCGAGCTCCTGCGGTCACACCTGGGGCGCCTCCGCGGCGGCACCCCACGCAACGACGCGCCATAACGAAGGGAATCATGGATATACCCATTAGAGCCATTGTGGAAACCACCTCGAGCAGACGGGACCTCAACGGCAACTGCTACCACTACGCGCGCTTCTATAATCCCGACAAAGGCCGCAATACATGCGTGGCTGTGCGCGACATGGGCGGGACGGATAACGCTCGATGCCTGGCCAACAGCTACTTCGGAGGCCACGAGCGCGTGCTGTCGTTCGAGCGCGAGCTACCGATCCGCGAGTGGAAGCGCACCGTGCGGTTCTTGGAATTCGTCGGCTACGAGGGGTCGAAACAGGTCAAGGCCGCGCTGGCCGATTTGTTCGACGTCGAAATGCCCGACTACGAACGCGATCGGGACTACTAAGCACGACGAGGCAGGTCGGGTGGGCGCCAGCGACAGGTTGGCCGGGCGTGGCGAGCCTTAGAAAATGCCGGTGCAAGACCGGCCGCCCGACCTTTTAGAGCACCACGGCGTCGCGCGCCCCTGCTAGGTGTATCCGGTCCTCCCCATCCCGCTCAAAGATATTCATCCGCAGCACCGTGCGCGCGACAGACTCCGGCTTTTCATCGAGCTCGAGCGCGAGCTCTTTGATCGTGCGGCCCCCGCCAGAGGCGACCAGCGATCGGAGCCGCTGCCAGATCGGGAGCGAGCCGGCGAGGTCGGGGTTCGTGGCTACGTCAAACGTCGAGACGCGCGTATCCGCCGCGCCGAACATGAAGCGGAGGCCGCGCGCCGGCAGCAGCGCCCCAGTTGACGCCTTCTTGTGCGTCAGTGCGACGTCAACACAGCGCGGGTCAGGCGCTGGCCCCGTCCCCCGCTTCGCGTGCCAGATCGACCGCGCGCCATTGCTCCAAAACGCCGACCCGAACGGCGCTTGCTGGTTAGTCTCCGCGTTTTTGGTCGTGTGGGCGATCAAGAAACTCCCAATCTTCAGCGACCGAAGCGCTCGGAAATACGCCGTCGCGTGCTCCGCATCCTCAGGTCGCCCCGGCACGCCAAATCCCACAGAATCACAGATGATGTAGTCGATCGACTCGGCGTGTATGAACGCGGCCAGGCGTGGAGATTCCTGCACCAGCGGCGCCGCCAGGCGGGTATAGAAAATGTTTTCAGGCACATCCGCCCCGGCGAGCCGGCCGAGCCGCTCGCGGTGATCTTCTCCAGAAAATTCCCAGTCGGCATACAGCACGCGGATGCCGCGGTGCGCGAGGGTCACAGCGACATGTAACGCGATGTAACTTTTCGCGGCCCCGCCGTCGCCAAAAAGAATCATTGGGTGCTGTTGGAGGATCGGCATCCCGCCGGCCAGCCAGCTTTCCGTCGGACGTGGGAGCTCGTAGCTGCTGAGTGGGAGAATGGGCGCACCGGATTCCTCCGCATCGGTCACGCGCGCACACACGATCTCGATCGCGCCGAGCCAGTCGAGTTGTGGCGCCCCAGACCGCCCCGCCAGGAACGTGGAGAGCTTCTGCCGCGCCTGTTGGCTCGAGAAATTGAGATTGGCGCTGCTGAGCAGGTCCCCCACGCACCGCGCGCCGAGCATCGTGGTCCGCACCTTGAGCTCGCCGTGCAGATCGCGCTGGCGCTCGCGCCGCAAGTGCGCGACTTCGAACGTCACCCCTAAAGTCGCAAAGGAGAGACGGTACCGCCCCTCGCTGGTTTCCTCGAACGTGACAGGTGCCGAGAGGAAATCCAGCACGGGGGCCACATCGGAGAGGGCGCTGGCGGTGCGCGGGGAGGGGTCCGCGGCTGCCGCAGTGCCACGCGCGAGCAGGAGCGCCGGGGTGTGGCCGGGATCGGCCAGCCAGTCTGAGACATCCCCGTGCGGCTCGAGCCCATCGAGCACGACGAGGGTGGCCGTCAGGCCGACGGCCCGGCACGCCGTGATCACCTGATCGGCATGGTGACGCCCTGGCACATCGTGATCGGGCACGACGAACACGGACGTCACGCCGGCCTCGACCAGGCCCGCCGCCTCGGACGGCCCGAACTTGCCAGCGCCGCCGGCGTTCGTGGTCGCCGGGATCGATTGCGCCCAGAGTGCGTTGCAGTCTTTCTCGCCCTCAACAATCCACACGGCGGACTGGCCCGAGAGCTCTGGCCAGCGGTACGGGACGTGGTGCCCGGATGCCCTCCACGTCCAGCCCCCCTTCCCATTCGGTCGACGTTGGCGAAAGCTCTTGTCGGTCCCTCGCACGACCTGGTGGAGCAGGACCCCCTCGAGGTCCGTGTAGTCGTAGGTCGCCCCTGGTGATTCCGGCCGTGGCCGCGTGGGGAGGCGCACGGAGACGGGCGGCGGGAGAGGCGCAACGGTCTCGAGGAACAGATCGGACGCGATCAGCCCCAGCGCGGCGAGCACGTCGTCCGTGGCGCACCCGGCGTGGCAATGGAGCAGCACCCGCCCGTCGTCGCCACGCCCGACGCTTAAGCTCGCCGTGCGATCGTCGTGGACGGGGCAGCGCGCCACCGCCTGATCCCCGCCGCGTGCCTTCACGCCGGACAGGCGACTCGTCACCTCCGAAAACGTCAACGTCGATCGACCAAGGTCGTGGCAGCGACGACCCGCACGCCTGGGAGCGCGAGATCGTCGCGGAGGGCCCGTGCAAGCGCGTTCACCACGGCGGGGTCGGGGCGGAGGAGGCTGAGTGTCGCTTGCGGCGTCGGCTGAAACGCCTGAAGCCAGCGGCGCGTGGAGGCGGTGAGGGGGAGGCAGGTCGTTCCGTCAACGCCCTTGGCGCCCTCTAACATCATCTGCGCTGCCACGGACAGCACGAGCTGCTGCACGTCATCGACCTCGGCCCGGACGGTGGTGCGTGCCGACATCCCGATGGCCAACGCCGGCGCCTGGATCGCCACAGGTGTGTCCGACGCCGACAGCTCGGCCTGGCGAGAGGACTGAAATCCGAGAATCGCAGCCGTGAGGGATCGCTCCACTTTCTCAAGTGGGTCAAGCAACCCGCGCTGCTGCGCGTCGAGCTTTCGCCGCGCCGCCACAAGCGGCCGCTTCGCGTCACCATAGACGCCGGTGATAAATTTGCGCAACCGCTGCACGCTCCCGAGCGACGTGCTCGCGGTGAGACAG